CAGTCGTGGGATACGGCGTTCTTGAAGACAGAACGGGCTGACTACAGCGCATGCACAACATGGGGCGTGTTCTATCAGGACGACGACCGGGGCGTAAATCGGGCCAACATCATCCTGCTCAATGCGTTCAAGAAGCGTATGGAGTTTCCCGAGTTAAAACAGCGGGCGCAGGAAGAATTTAAGGAATGGGAAGTCGATTCCCTCATAGTAGAGGCCAAAGCGGCGGGTTCGCCCTTGATATTTGAGCTTCGGGCAATGGGCATACCCGTGCAAGAGTTCACCCCCAGCCGGGGGAACGACAAGATTGCCCGTCTAAACGCAGTATCTGATTTGTTTGCATCTGGGCACGTTTGGGTGCCTAATACGCACTGGGCAGAAGAATTGATAGAAGAAGTCGCCAGTTTCCCCTCGGGCGAACACGATGACTTGGTAGACTCTATGAGTCAGGCATTACTGCGCTACAGGCGCGGTGGCTTTATTCAACTGGCGTCTGATGAAGAAGATGAACCACGGCAGTTCCGCAGGAAAGAGCCGTACTATTAAGGATGAACCATGGCAACAACTGGTCTAGACTTGCGTACGTTGGAGCAACTTAGAGGCGGGGATATTGATCCCAGCCGTTTAAAAGAGCGCAAGATTTCAAGCGCGGATCAGCCGTACACAAGTGCGGGATTGCCATCTTTGCGGGTATTTGATGCGCCTGAACTGCAAGGTACAAATGGTTTAGGTTTTGTATTAGGCAGCAACCGCATTGCGGATTTTGACAAAAATCGCAGGCAAGCACAGGCGGTATTCCTTCGCCAAGATGCCGACAAAAATACACTTGCTCACGAGCAGGAACATTTGTTAGCGCGGCAGGGGTTGGGCACGGGGGCTATGATTAACGAAAAGTTTGATGAACTTATAGGTAAAAAAGGCGGCGCACAACGAAAACAATTTGTTGAAGACGCCGTAGGCGCTGCGGAGCACCTTAAAACAAAATACGGTATCGACGATGCTTATTTTGACCCTCACATGTTGAAACAGGGTGGCACTGCGCTGTATGAGCAATTAGCTTCGTTGGCTGGATACGAAGCGGCAAACAATGTGGACTTAACCAAAGACCCTGTTCTACGCAAAACGCTTTTTAAAAACAAAAACGTGCGTGAGACGTACAACGCAATTACGGGGTTGCGGCAAACACGGTTGGATGCCCGAGACCTACCTCCTTATACTAGACAGTCTGAGCCTGCTGAACCGGGCATGATAGACAAGCTAAGAAAAATGATTGGCTACGCTAGTGGTGGCTACGTAGAAAACGCTGGGAACAGCAATTTGATTTAAGGATGAACCATGGCAATTGAGAAATCACTATACGCAGCACCCCAAGGTTTAGAAGAACTGGCTGCGATGAACGCCTCATCTCCTCAGATTGAGATCGAGATTGAAGACCCAGAATCTGTGCGTATCGGCATGGGCGGTATGGAGATCGAGATTGACCCAGATGCGGAGGGTGAAGATGAGTTCAACGACAACTTGGCCGAGTATCTTGGTGAGAATGTTTTGCAGAGTGTTGCTGAAGATTTGATCAGTGACTATGACGAGGATGTAGCCAGCCGCAAGGACTGGATGCAGACTTATGTGGACGGCCTAGAACTTCTTGGTATGAAGATTGAAGAACGCACGGAGCCGTGGGAGGGTGCATGCGGGGTATTTCACCCCATGTTGTCAGAGGCTCTGGTGAAGTTCCAGAGTGAAACAATGATGGCTACGTTCCCAGCCGCTGGGCCGGTAAAGACCCAGATCATTGGCAAAGAGACGCCAGCCAAGAAAGAGTCTGCGATTCGTGTGCAAGACGACATGAACTACCAGTTGACGGACGTGATGAAAGAGTACCGGCCTGAGCATGAGCGCATGCTGTGGGGCTTGGGTCTGTCTGGCAATGCGTTCAAGAAGGTGTACTTTGACCCGGGTTTGGATCGGCAAGCATCGTTCTTTGTACCCGCTGAAGACCTCGTTGTGCCCTATGGCGCGTCTAATCTAGAGTCCTCACCACGTGTGACGCACGTGATGCGCAAGACTGAGAACGAGTTGCGCAAGCTACAAGTGGCAGGTTTCTACCGCGACATTGACTTGGGCACACCCGACAACGTGCTCGATGAGGTTGAGAAGAAGATTGCCGAGAAAATGGGCTTCAGGGCCACCTCCGACGACCGCTTCAAACTCTTGGAGATGAACGTAGACCTCGACTTGAAAGGCTATGAGCACAAGGACAAGGAGGGCAAAGAGACCGGGATTGCACTGCCGTATGTGGTAACCCTTGAGAAAGGGACTAGTAAGGTGCTGGCCATTCGGCGTAATTGGGAACCTGATGATAAGACCCACGCCAAACGACAACATTTTGTCCACTATGGGTACGTTCCCGGGTTTGGCTTCTACTGCTTTGGCCTCATTCACCTGATCGGGGCTTTTGCTAAGTCAGGCACTTCCCTTATCCGTCAGCTTGTAGACGCTGGTACGCTGAGTAATCTGCCCGGTGGTTTCAAGACTCGCGGCATGCGCGTCAAAGGGGACGATACACCGATTGCTCCGGGCGAATGGCGTGATGCAGATGTGGCCAGCGGCACACTAAAAGACAACTTACTGCCGCTGCCTTATAAGGAACCTAGCCAAACGTTGATGGCGTTGCTTGGGCAGATCGTTGAAGAAGGTAGGCGTTTCGCCAATACGGCTGATCTGACGCTCAGTGACATGAGTGCACAAGCGCCTGTAGGTACTACCTTGGCTATTCTTGAGAGAACTCTGAAGAATATGAGTGCCATTCAGGCACGGGTTCACTACAGTATGAAGCAAGAGTTGGGACTCTTGAAGAACATCATCGCTGAGTACACACCTGAAGATTACGACTACCAGCCAAGCGAAGGCTCGCGTAAGGCGAAGAAGTCTGACTACGACGATGTGAACGTGATCCCTGTCAGTGATCCCAATGCGTCAACAATGGCGCAGAAGATCGTGCAGTATCAGGCTGTGCTCCAGTTGGCTCAAGGCGCACCCCAACTTTATAACCTGCCGCTCTTGCACCGTCAGATGCTGGAGGTGTTGGGTATCAAGGAAGCATCCAAGCTCGTGCCAATGGACGATGACCAGAAGCCGACCGACCCGGTGTCAGAGAACCAGAACGTGCTCAAGGGCAAGCCGGTCAAAGCGTTCCTTACCCAAGACCACCAAGCTCACATTGTTGTGCACATGGCCGCGATGCAGGATCCCAAGATCATGGCACTTTTGCAGCAGAACCCCATGGCGCAAGCCATGCAGTCGGCCATGATGGCGCACATCAACGAGCACTTGGGCTTTGAGTACCGCAAGCAGATTGAGCAGCAGCTTGGTATGGCGTTGCCGCCGCAGACAGATGAGTCGGGCGAAGAGGTCAGCATGGATCCCGAAGTCGAAGCGCGGCTGTCTCCGATGTTGGCACAAGCTGCACAACAGTTGCTCCAGAAAAACGTGCAGGAAGCACAGCAGGCGCAGGCAAAACAGCAGGCGCAAGATCCCATCATCCAGATGCAGATGCAGGAGTTGCAGCTTAAAGCAGAGGAGAACAAACGCAAGGCTGCTAAAGATCAGGCCGACAACGCCATCAAAGCGGCGCAGTTGCAGGTTGAGCGTGATCGCATCCGGTCACAAGCCGACACTGACGATAAGCGTATTAAAGTTGATGCGGTTAAGACGGTAATGACAATGAAAGCTGACCAGCAACGCCACATGACAGACACCGGGGTAGATGTCTTGAAACAACTCTCTAATAAGAGTCACGAAGAACAACTGCGGCTTATGCAGGAACGTATCCAGATGAGGCAGCAGGATCAACAACGAAATCGACAACCCAATAAAGGTGAGTAATGGACGCATTTGAAATTCTTATCAAACAAGCTGATGAGAAAGTTGAGCAACTCAAGGACTATCTGGCCGATGGCAAGTCCGAGTCCTACGAGGAGTACAAGAAACTGTGTGGTGAGATCCGTGGTCTGCTCATCATGCGGGGATATACCCTAGACCTGAAACAACGATTGGAGAACTCGGATGACTAGTTCCATCCTGTTGGCTACAGACGCCAACAACCCACAAGTCGTGGGAGCCTATAACTTTGCTGCAACCGCAGAGGAGAAAGGCAAACAACTGCCCAAGCCTTCAGGCTATCGGATTCTTTGTGCCATACCAGAGGCAGATAAAGAGTTTGAGGACAGTGAGGTGGGTTTGATTAAATCTGACCAGACTATGCGCGACGAGGAGACCCTCACAACGGTCTTATTTGTTGTAGATATGGGGCCAGACTGCTATGAAGACCCGGTAAAGTTCCCTAACGGGCCGTGGTGTAAACAGGGAGATTTCGTCCTTGTGCGCCCACATTCGGGTTCTCGCTTGGTCATACATGGCCGTGAGTTCCGCATCATCAATGACGATACTGTCGAGGCCGTTGTAGACGACCCACGTGGCATCAAACGCAAATAAAGGAGCACAAAATGCCTTTTGAAGACACAGAATTTAAGTTCCCAGACGAAATTGAGAGTAAGGGTAAACCCGCACAGGAGGCTCCCGAGATTGAAATTGAGATTGAAGATGACACTCCTGTAGAGGATCGTGGCCGTCAACCCATGCCTAAACCCCTCGTTGAGGAACTGGAAAAGGACGAACTTGACCAGTATGACGATAACGTCAAGACCAAACTCAAGCAGATGCGCAAGGTCTGGCACGACGAGCGCCGGGAAAAGGAATCCGCTGTACGTGAGCAGCAAGAAGCTGTAACTTTGGCACAACGCTTACTAGAAGAGAATAAGCGCATCAAAGGTATTCTAGATACTGGTGGGAAAGAATACGTCACAACCATGCAGAGTAATTCTGATATGGAACTGAAAATTGCCCAACGTGCTTATAAAGAAGCCTACGAGGCAGGTGACGCCGACAAGATGATGGACGCCAACCAAGCGTTGCAAATGGCCAACTTAAAGGCCATACAGGTAAAAAACTTTCGCATGCCCTCTTTACAAGAGGAAGAAACTCGTGTACAACCTCAACCTGTGCAGTATCAACCTGCACCGTATGTACCCGAACCGGACAACAAAGCAGTAGTGTGGCA